ATTATGCGAAGCAGTAGCCATTAATAGAAAAAAGGCGCATGTGAATTTCGTAACAAGTGATGGCGCATTATATGAAATGGCGCAATATTTAGAATTACAGGAAGTTACATATTTAAATGAACCAGAACAAGAACAAGTTAAAGATGCATTTTATTGTGGTTATGGAAAGTATTATCCAACAGATGATGAACTTATAACTCTATACTCAGAAGGACTAAATAAAAACGTATTAAACGCAAAAGTAAATGAATATTGCGAAATATTTGACAAAGAAGGTAATTTAGCTGATATATTACGATGGGATGGTAAATCATATCAAAGATTACGTTATACAAATATTGAAAATAAAACATTAGGTATAAAAGTTTCCCCACGTAATTTAAATCAAAAAATGATGTTTGATTTATTACAAAATCCAAATATTCCAATTAAACTTATTACTGGTGTTTATGGTAGTGGCAAAGATTATTGTGCACTTATACATGCACTAAATTTAATTGAAAAAGGGAAGAAAAATAAGCTAGTATTTGTCCGTAATCTAATTGATTTAAAAGATACTCCACAAATTGGATTTCTACCAAATGATATAGAGCAAAAAATTGGCTGGGGTCTTGGACCTATTAAGGATATTCTTGGTGGCGATGAAGCCCTTGAAATTTTTACTTCTCAAGATCAAATAGAAGCTGTAAATTTAGGTTTCTGCCGCGGCCGCAGCTGGGAGAATGCTATTATTTATGTTACTGAAGGACAAAATCTTACAAGTTCTCAAATAAAATTATTAATTTCTCGTTTAGGAGAGGGGTCTGAAATTATTATTAATGGTGATTATCACGGACAAGTAGATAAAGAAATATTTGAGAAAGATAATGGAATTAAAGCAATGCAGAAAAAGTTGGTAGGACAACCAATGTTTGGCTGTGTTGATTTAATAAAGACCGAAAGGTCAAAAATGGCTGAATTAGCCACTTTATTAGATTAAGGAGATGATAGATATGTTACGTAAAAATCCTTGGTATGGAGATGCCAAAAAAGAATTAGTTATGGCTTTACTAAATGGCAAAGATGTAAGCCAAGAAGCATTTTCTGCTCTTTGCGATATTGTTGGTGTAGATGATGAAGAATTTATGGCCCAGTTTGTTGAAAAAGACGATGAAGAAGAGGGACCAGAGCTGGATCCCGTGAGCTGATTGTAAGAGGGAGAGAAATCTCCCTCTTTTATTTTTTGACTTTTTTCAAAATTTATGATATAATAAAAGAAAAAAGGAGTAAAATATGAATAATTATTTTGAGGAACTCAAACTAAAGTTTTGGATTCTATCAGGTCTAAACGAGGATTATCTTGAAGAATGGGTCACTCAAACCTACGAGACTTATTGTGATGATGTCCAAGCAATGGCCGCGTTTGTAACCGCTTTAAATCACAAGTGCTGGTATTGGTATGATGAGGGCAATGAAGAACTTTCTAAAATCTATTCAGACCTTTATTATAAGTATAATGAATTAGAGTGGGATTGGCTAGAAGCACATGGAACTGAAGAAGAAAAACATTGGTATTTTGAGACCCTAGATTAACGGAGGAATAATATGAAAATTTATTTAGCTGGTTCAATATTCTATCACGGTGATGTTCTGCGAAACACAGAATGGGCCGCAAAAATTCGCGCAGCGATACCTAATGTAGACTTATATAGTCCAATTGAAAATACAGAAATCAATGGAGCAGAAGGCAAAAAGAAATTCGCAGGTTCACAAGAAATTGCTAATGGTGATAATATTAGATTAAATAATACCGATATTCTCATTGCTTGTATTGACGGCGATATTCTTCCTGCTGGAACTTGTGCAGAAATCGGTAAATTCCATGAGAAGATTGAACGCGGCGACCATAAATATATTGTAGGCATTTGCACAGATAATCGTCAAATGTACCTTACCCACAGCGAAGCAAAAAATGCTGGCGGTGCTGCCGCGCTTGGAGAACAACAATATAGTTATCAAAATCTATATGTCACAGGTTTAATCAAACAAGGTGGAATTCTTGTATCTAACATTGATGATGCTATTACTTTTATTAAGGAAAAGGAGAATGAATTTTAATGAATGATATGCTTTACAATATTAATGACCGTCTTCCCGCAAAGCGACTAATTGTTGCTGCTCTACAGCAAGTAATTGCCTGCTTTGTAGCTACAATTCTTATTCCGCAGATTTGCGGCGTTCCTATTGCTCCAGCAATGGTAGGCGCCGGTATCGGCACTCTTGTTTATCAGTTATTCACGCGCTCACAGAGCCCCATGTTTATTAGTTCTTCTGGCGCTTTTGTCGCCGCGGTCATGGGCGCGTTAGCATTAGGAACAGCTCCTAATTTTACTGCTGTTGCAATTGGTGGTATTATTGTGGGTGTTGTCTACTGTATTATTGGCGGTATTATTAACCATTTTGGAACTGGTTGGATTAATAAGCTGCTACCGCCAGTTGTAATTGGCCCTGTAGTAGCTGTAATTGGTTTAAATTTGGCTACTTTTCTACCAACTTATTTTCAAGTAGAGGGGCAATATAGTTTAATTGGGTTTGGCTTTGGTATGCTTACTTTGGCAATTACCGCGCTGATTTCTCATTATGGCAAAGGATTTATTAAAAATTTACCTTTCCTATTTGCTATTTTAATTGTGTATGTAATCGCCAGCATTACAACCGCAATTCATCACATCCCTCTTGTGGACTTCTCCGCATTTAATAATGTTCATTTGTTCGCGATGCCAGATTTTAGTTTCTTCCATATTGATTTTGCTACATTTAATTGGAAGCTACTACCACAAATTCTATTGTTATTCTTACCTCTTTCATTAGTTACTTTTTCAGAGCATATTTCCGACCATAAGGCTTTAAGTGCTGTAATTGGCACTGATTTAACAGAGTATCCGGGTCTTGGTAATACAGTTATCGGTGATGGTATTGCTTCTACTGTAGGCTGCTTTATTGGTGCTCTACCAAATACTTCTTATGGTGAAAGTGTAGGAACTACCGGTTTTAGTAAGATTTGTTCTAAACATGTAATTCGTTTAGCCGCGATTATTATGGCAATAGCTGGTTTCTTTGGACCACTTCAAGCTTTTCTAGTTTCAATTCCAAGTTGTATCTTTGGCGGATGCGCGGCAATTCTTTATGGATATATTACTCTATCTGGTATTCGTACAATCAAGGATAGTGGAATTGACTTAAATAATAACAAGAATGTAATTATTCTTGCTTCTATTCTAACACTTGGCGTATCCGGTGTAGTTTGTAATTTTGGTGTCATTTCATTCGGGACTACCGCATTAGCTATGATTGTTGGAATTGCGCTAAATATGATTTTAAAGGAAGAGAAGGTAGCATAACTACCTTCTTTGACCTCTTTTTAGAAGGGAAAAAATATGATACAATGGCATGAATACTCTTATTTAGCTGAAACTTGCGGCAATACGCATTGTAAATATTTTGAAATAGATGGTTGTCGTCATCCTTATGTAAAAGATTGTAAAAACGCTAGTTTATATTGGCCTTGGCAATTAGATTATGAAAATATGAAAATTTTAATTAAGAAAAGGAATGAAAGTAAATGATTAAAACAATTAGATATTGTGATATTTGTGGCAGAGAATTACATGAACATTTTGATCCATTTTATGATTTATCTTTACCTCAATCAGACGGAAAGAATATAATTGATATAATAAAATCAGATGTGTGTTCTAAGTGTGCTGTAAAACTTTATTGGAAAATTAATGAATTAAAACATCCCAACAGGAAGTGTCCAGATTGAAATTTGATGAAACACACATGAAAACAGTTATTATGTTTAACAAAACCTACCAACGCGCCTGCTGGCATAAAAAGAAGAGAGTTAGAAAGAAAAATTACGCGCGAGCGCAATATATGCTAAGAAGAGGACTATTACAAATTTCAAGAAAGGAATGGAAGAAACACTTTCCAGAAAGATAATATGAAATATAAAGTATCAATACATTTTACTTTTATCGCAGATGAACAAGAATATTACAATTCATTAATTGAAGAAGGATATTTGCCAGATGAAGCCGAACGTCATATAAAAAATTCATTATATGAAATGGCAGATAGGATAGAAGGTCGTGTAGATAATATTATTTATTTTCCATATATGAGTGAATGTGAAATTAAAGAAATTGAAAAAAATAATTAAATAGAAATAATACCTATCTATGGTAGGATTATTTCTTGCAGCGGAGGTGTGTGATTAAATGACACAAGCAGAAGATATATTAAATAAATTATTTTTTGATTTTAAACAAAAATTAAAAAATATAGGAATGAGTCAACTAGAGGCGGCAAATGAATTAAAAATTACTCGTTCTCATTTAAATAAAGTTATAAATAAACGAACAACGCCTTCATTAAAATTAATCAAAGATATGGAAAATTTTTGTTATGAAAAATAAACATTAATTTTTATAATTTGACTCAGTTCAAAAATTGTGCTATAATAAGAAAAAAGGAGAAAGAAAATGCAAAAAGAAAGATGGCGTTCAAAATATAAAGCCAAAGAGTTAAATCCAAATTTTCCATTAGATATGAATGTATTAAAAAATCAAGAAGAAGCAACAGAAAAACTTAATTTAATTTATAGAGCAATTGACACAGAAGAACTAGGCGGAGGAGGATTACATTATCATCTTTGCACCTTTAAAATGTTAAGTAATGATAAAAGCAGACAACAACATGAATGTAAAGAATGGTTAAAGAAGCACCCAATAGAATACCCAGAAAATAATAAATTTTTAGATGCTTGTGAGTTATGTCCTATGATGAATTACATTGCATTAGATGATGAAGGCAAAATTATGTATGTATCAAGAACATTTCCAAAAGAAATTCTAGCATGGGAAAGGAAGAGAAATAATAAATGAATATTCATGGAGTATATATTCTTTCTCAACAAACAATTTTTAGTCCAATGTGGTATGGTGTTACGGCATGGGTTATAATGATGTTTTGTGCTTTTTTCTTTGGTTTACTTTGGTTAGATGGATGTGAAGCATGGGCTGGTCCACTCTGTTGGATTTCCTTCGCTTTATTTATTATTTGTATCGCTTTAACTTTTATTGAAGATAACAAAACTATTTTCAACTATCCGTCTAAAATTGAATACACAATTGAAATAACTGATGATAACGCATGGAAAGAACTTGGCCCCAATTATACTGTAAAAGAAAAGCCTTATGAAACAAAAGAAATTTATATAATTGAAGGAGATTATGTAGATGACAATACTTGAAACTATTCCAATTATTGAAGCACCAGGAAATTATGTAAACTTTGTATTATGTGGTTTAATAGGTACAGTTATATGTTTAATTTTAGCAGGAATGCTATATAGTGATGGTTATGACATAGGCGCGGCGATCTTAACTTGTTTTTCTGCTGTAGGAATGCTAATTTTTTTTGTTAGCTTAATTCTTACTATTACCGAGCCTAAAGTAGATACCGGTCGTAAGCAATATATTATAAGAGTAAATGAAGATACATCAATAAATGATATCTATGACCATTATAAAATCATAGACCATACAAAATACACTGATGTCTATACGGTGGAGGAGTTAGAAAATGATTAGTATTATTGGCTTTCGTGGCAGCGGAAAAACTGTAAAATTATTTGAAGAAGCACGTAAAAATAATGCAATGATTTTAACAATTAATTCACGCGCTCTTCGCGCAAAAGCTAAAGATTTAGGTTATAATGACCTTGAAATTAATGGGTTTGGGGATTTAAACAATGATGATTATTCAATAGATAAGCCTGCGTTAGTAGATGAATGTCCATATTTTCTCGCAGGATTATTAGAAAAGTATTATGGTATTAAAATGATTGGATTTAATGCGACAACGAATGAAAATGAAACGAGGAACTGACCACTGGTGGGAAGTGCGGCGATACTACGCAGATGCCGCATTATATGCCCATTGTAAATGTGGCTTCCAATATAACTGTTCTTCATATGAAAAAGATGAAGAAGGTTATTGGAAATCAAAAATAAAATACATTTATCCATATTGCCCGCATTGCGGTGCTCGCAAGAAATGGTATAGCGAAAAGCCAAAGAAAATAGAAAAATACTCATGGGAGTGATTACTTATGATGGAATATTATGAACAACTACAACAAAACGTTAATGAAAAAAAGCAACCCGATATTAATATTGTTGCTAACTTAGATTTAGATAGTACTAATGCTAATGAACATATTAAAGAAGTTAAAGAAAATCTTGAAGAACTTGCTGAAATTGTAGAAGAAATTGAACTACCAGATATTCGTCCAATTATTAATTTCTATGGTTGTTCTTTTAATTTTGCTAATGATGGATGTTCGGAATCTCGGTATTATAATGGTTCCGATATTTATAATCAAAGAAAGGAAGATTAAAATGAATAGAATATTCGTTACTGGCGATATTCATCTTGAAATAGATATTCAAAAACTAAGTTTTAAAAATTGGCCTTCTTCGCGCGAATTAAATAAAGAAGATACACTTATTATTTGTGGTGATGCAGGATTCACTTGGAACAATTCTAAAGAAGTAAAGTATTGGTGCGATTGGCTTGAAGATAGACCATACACTGTAGTTTCAGTGCTAGGCAATCATGAAAATTATGATACACTTCGCGCAATTCCGCTCACCGAATGGCACGGCACCAAGGTTCGTAGAGTACGACCGCATGTTATGTATATAGAAAATGGTGAAATTTTTACACTTAATAATCAAACCTTTTTCTGTATGGGTGGAGCAACTTCTGTTGATAAAGCTTATCGTAAAGAAGGCGTATCATGGTGGCCACAAGAAATACCTACCTGGGATGAAATGGAATACGCCGCGAATAATCTTCGCGCACATAACTTCCAAGTAGACAATATCATCACTCATTGTGGTCCAAATTATATTGTAGACAAACTTTTTTCATATGAACGAGCGCATGACGATATTACTAATTTTCTTGAAAAGTTTGTAAGAATGACTACTACTTTCAATAAGTGGTATATGGGCCATTATCATGTTGATCATTCATATGATAATCAAAAATTTAATATTCTCTATCAGGATATATTAGAGATTATGCCTAATGAAAAATGGGAGATAGTAGCATGAGCTATGATTATAGAAAAGCAATAAAATTAGATATATTAAATTATATTGAATCTAACATAACACTAGAAGATTGGGAATTTCGCACTGACCTAGAAGATGATCTTTATAGTGAACTATGGGCGAATGACTCTATTACTGGGAATGGCGGAAAATACTACGATACAGAGAGCTATTGTGAGTCATGTCTTGCTTATAATCTTGATTTAATGATGGAGGCTTGTGAAGAATTTGGTATAGATATGAAAATTCTTTTACAGCATTATCATGATGGAGATTTAGCTAGACATTTAGATTGTGCTATACGGTGTTATTTATTAGGAGAAGTTCTTTATGATATTTTAAATGAAATTTGGAAGTCAGAATAATATTTGACTTCTTATTTAACTTTTGATATAATATTTATAGAAAAAAGAAAGGAATTAATAAAATGGCTAAGTGGGAACAATTTGTAAAACTTGCAAATCCTGACGATAATGGTGTTTCTCGTTGGGTTACTCGTGAAGAATGGGAGGCCATTGGTTTAACTCATACTAATGGCGGTGACTGGAATCGTAGTGATGGCACTTTAGCTAAGAAGTTTATAGTTGAAAAACAATATAGTGTTTCTGGTCATCGGCGTATTACTGCCATTCGTTTAAATGGTTTTAATACTACTATTACGCGAGACCATTCTATTCCAACTAATATTCGTAATGAAATAGTAGCACGTCCCAGCAGTATTCTTTATGTTCATTCACAAAATGAATGCGACCATAAAGATGGGAGATATCCTGAAAAAGCCACTACTATTGATGCTTTTCAATGTTTAAGTAAAGCTGAAAATGATGCTAAACGCCAACATTGTAAAGAATGCCGTAATAAATGCAAACGTTTTGACGCAACAGTTTTAGGTTATAGTGTTGGTTGGATTAAAGGCGATGCTAATAGTCAAGTTTGTGAAGGTTGTTATTGGTATGATCCAATTCAATTTAATAAAATTATATCAACTAATTTTAATAAGGTGTGATAAATATGCAATATGAAAATAAATCTTGTTTTGATTTTTTACCATCTATAGATTCAAAATCTATAGATTTAATATTAATTGACCCGCCCTATGAAATTTCACGCGAAACCAATTTTCAAAATGGAGAACTTACTGGAACTGATACTGATAGATTTCGTATTTCAATGGATTTTGGAGATTGGGACAAAAATTTTACTAATTTAGAAGAAGTGTTTAAACAAGGATATAGAATTTTAAAAGATGGCGGCACAATGATTTGTTTTTACGATTTATGGAAAATTGAAACCATAAAACGTTATTATGAAAATAATAAATTTAAACAAATCCGTTTTATTGAGTGGCTAAAAACAAATCCTGTTCCAATTAATAGTAAAATAAATTATTTATCCAACGCTCGTGAAATTGCAGTATTAGGTATTAAAAAATCTAAGCCTACTTTTAATAGTTCTTATGATAATGGTTTATATCAATATCCTATTTGCCACGATAAAGGAAGATTTCATCCAACACAAAAACCATTAGAGCTTATTAAAGAACTTATTATAAAGCACTCTAATGAAGGAGATATAGTACTAGATTGTTTTAGCGGAAGTGGAACTACTGGTGTTGCTGCAATTCAAACTAACAGACAATTTATTGGATGTGAAATCAATCCGGAATATTATGAACAATCTAAAAAAAGAATTGAAGCAATATTAAAGGAGTAAGAATGAAAATCTATCTTGCTGGCCCTTGTGATACAGAAAATCGTTATGATATGGTTCAAATAGCAAAAATTTTCCGTGAATACGGAAAACATGAAGTATATTGTCCTTGGGAGCTTAAAATTGAAAATGCTTGGGATATGCCACAAGAAGATTGGGCGCAAGCTGTTTTTGAAGCAGATATTAAAGCAATTCAAGAATGCGATGTTTTCTTTATGATTTCTCAAGGAAGAAAATCAACCGCGGGTACTAATTGGGAAAATGGATATGCTTATGCTTTAAATAAAAGAATTATCATTCTTCAAATTACAGATGAACCAGCATCTTTAATGACTTATTGTAGTGCAAATGAATTTTTTGTCTGTAATAAAAATAAAGATACTTATTATAATATGTTACAATTTATTACTGATACGCTTGAAGTAAGAAGTAAAAAAACACAATGTAGAACGGTATTAACATAATGTGGAAAATATTTAAAGAATTACGAGACTATTGGTCATTCTTTAATTATTGTTATAATTGGGGGCCTTGGCCAAAAGCAGAATGGATTTATAAAAATAGAATTAAACCATTAGAAAAAGAACATCCGATATTAAGTTTTATTATAATGTTAATATATTAAGGAGAAATATAAATTTAATGATTAAAGTAAGTGAATATAGCCCTTATGATCCAATTAGCATTAATAAAGAAGCAACAGAATATTTTCAGCGTGGTTCATAAAATGATTTGAGTGAAGTTAGTTTAAAAGATGTATCGGAGTCTTTAATAATTAAAAATGGAAATAAATAAATTAGTTACTATAAAACAAATACAAGAAATAACACATTGTCCAATATGGGCTATAAAAAAATGTTTAGAACTTGAACAAAATAATATAAATAAAACTCTTAAACGCTTGCAAAATATTTATTTTGTAATTGGTGATAATCCAAATGAAGTAATAAAACAAAGAGAAAAGGAACTAAAAATACAAAATGATTAAGTATTTTTGTGATAAATGTGGAAAAGAATTACTTTGGTATGGAAATATTATGCCAAGTAATGTATACGCAAATATTAGCATAATGGCGCAGCAATTCAATACAGATGGCTATAAAACTTATGATGCTTCATCAGGACAATGGTTAGATTTATGTATGGAGTGTAAGTATGATCAAACCAATAAAGACGAAAATAGGTGAAGATTAAGGATGTCTAAATGTGGTATTTATGGTTTTTTTCAAATTTCTAGTGGCAAATGGTATGTTGGACAATCTATTGATATAGAGCGCCGTGAAAAAGAACATAGAACTTGTATTGATTCAGATTGGCATCAATTTCTCCTTAAAAATCCCAATGATTTTGTTTTTACAATTTTAGAAGAATGTAAAGAAGAAGATCTTGACTCTCGTGAAGCTTATTATATCAATTTATATAATAGCTATGAACAAGGCTTTAATTCTACTCGCGGCAATCATGCTGAAGAATCTCAGCAAGAAAAAACAAATACGAGCATTCTTATAACTGAATGGCGTGGATATACCATTACAGACGAAGATGAACGTCATATTTTAAGAGCAATTCAGACAAAAACTTTTTTAAATACTATTGAAAAGATTTTGTTAAAAAGACAAACTACTTATGAAAAAATTAAATATGATTTAACTTGGAAATTTGATGAAAATCATTTTTTAATTCATGCTTGGCCTATTAATAATAATTGTTGTAAACGAGATGACAAAGTACCTATTTATTTAAATTTAGAAAATAATATTACTCGTCAACATGATATTGAATTAGAAAGTGTAATTAAAAGAGACAAAATAGAATGGGAAGATAAATATAATAATTTAGGGATATATTATAGATGGTATTATATCGCACGAAAAGGCAACGGATATACTTGTAATAAAACTTTTCAAGTTAATAGAGAACATTTTTTAATTTCTAATATTAAATATGAATTTAATAAACCATTAGAAATACTACATGAACAAGCACAATTACAAAGAATAGATTGTGATCCGTATTTTATAATTTAAGTCAAACTGGTAAGGTTTGACTTTTCTTTTAATTTATGCTATAATTAAATGTAAAGAAAAGGAGGGATAATGTGAATCAAAATTATGACATTAACTCCATTGAAAGCTTGGATTTCCGCACTGGTGTCCGCACTCGTATTCAAATGTATTTGGGGTCAGATGACATAGAAGGAACTTATCAGGCTTTAAAGGAAATTATAAATAATAGTACTGACGAGGCTCTTGCCGGTTTTGGCAAGAAGATTGAAATTGATGTAGATGAAAAAGAAAACGCCGTCATGGTGCGCGATTATGGCCGCGGCGTTCCTTTTGGCATCCGTGAGAATGGCGAGAACGTGCTAGTTGCTATTTACACACAATCCCATACAGGTGGTAAATTTAATC